TAAATTCCAGAGTATAATCCTTACCCTCATAGGTAAAGCCGATTGTCTTAGCCATTGCTTAATTCCTCCAATTCTTGAAATTGTAGTGTTGCCTTACTCCTCCTGGATAACGGTAGTCGGGGCAATCGTGATACCCATACCACGAACCTCATTGACACCGCCGCCAGTCACACGGACAGAAAGCTGACCGTCAAAGAAGAACTTGCCCTCCGTGCCAGTCGGGGTCACAGTACCGTCAGCGTTCTCCGTACCGCCGAACCACACAGCGTAGCCCTCGTTCTTACGCTCAAGGGCTTTCAGCGCCAGATACCCGTCATGGTCGTAGTTGGTATTGAAGTTCATAGCTTCGTTACCCTGAATACCCAGGATAAAGGTCTGCATACGGTCAGACAGGGTAGTGGTTTCCAGCATTTCCGGGTCAGTCCCCAGGTCGGGGAACTCGGTAATGTCAATCAGCTTCTCATAATCCGCAGCAGCGTCACCATCGGCAGCGGCCTTACGGTGCATGAGGAAGGTCATGTACGTACTGGTTGCGTTCATAGTCGTTACCTCCTGTAAAAATATTTTCCATCGGTAGTCACCCGGTATCGGGCAACCATCCTGTAAATGCTTGCGTCCTCCATATTCGGAACAGGGGTCATGCTCATTCTCCGAAAGTTCATAGAGAACATGATACGGTCAATTTCCTTTGCGATAGCCTTACACTCGGTTTTCTTGCCCGCCGCCTTGTTGGAATAGATATTGATTTCAAACAGGAGTCGGTCATACTGCCTTGTGTCAGTGGTTTTCATATACACCGTAACGGTATCACTCTGGACAATGCTCACATGAGGAAAAGAGGACGGTGCTTTCACATACTCCCCGGAAAGGTTGATACCGGGAAACTGTTCACGCAGAACCGTAGCAACACGGGTATAAACCTCGTTTTCACAATCGTTCATACGTACACCCTCCTTGCTATCTCCTCAAATTTTTCCTCCAACTCCCTCATAGTCTGGTACATACTCATGTTTGCAGGATTGCCGTAAGTGTGAACTTCGCCAGCGTGTTTTCCAGTAGTGATAACCTCACCGTTAGTTCCTGGGTCACCACTGTACCGCCATCCTTTTTCCAGTCTGCCAAGACCATATCCATATTCTCCACGGGTCATCCCGTGCTTGCCAGCTTCCGGGTGGTCATCGGGATATTTAACGCCAGTACCAAACTCAATGAACAGAACCGCACTTCCCAGGGCAACCACGGCAACCTTGTTCTTACCCCGCTCCTCAATAGAGCAGGACACGTCATTGGTTCCGTCATAAACCGCTTCCGCAAACTTAGCGGTAGCAATCTGCATACCTTCCTGTGCCAGCGCTTCCAGAAACTTATGCGTTCGGTCAAGCAGCCACTCTTTGTAGCGCTTGAGTTCCTGAATAGCCTGGTCAATGCTGTCCTCTGTCAATTTGACCTTGATAACCCGCTTTTTCACGATACATTCACCTTACTCACTGCGTAGGAAATATTATTGAGGGACTTAGCTACACGGCGCACAATGTAGTCAAAGGCGGGGGAACCGTCTGCGTTAAAGGTCGGCTCCCTGTCAATGAACAGCACCGTATTTTCGTCAATCGGACAACTCATGTCATCCGTGATAAGAACCTTGTCGTAGGACTCCAAGTTCCCGAACATAGCCCCTTGAGCGTACCCCTTCGCCGGGGACACGCTGCACAGCAGCTTCACGGGGTCTTTATACGTGATACTAACCTCGCTGGTTTCATACCCGTTCTCGTCCCTGATAGGCTCCTTTGTGTCATAAAGGGCATACCATACAGGTTGCAGATTGCGCTTCATGAGTTTCATCACAGCACCCCCGCCATCGGGGTAATGCGCCGCAGGAGAGAAGCGGGAATATCCCCATTCTCATATGTGCGGCTTACCCCGTTTTCAGAGTGTGCCGTTTCACCCTCTGCGCCACGCTTATTCAGCATATAGGCCGCAATCTCTACCTGAACCCCGTCATACCGGGCGGGCATTACCGCAGGACGTTCCACGTCATCAAACGGATAAGCCTTAGATATGACAACTTGTTCAGCCAGGAGCAGATAGGTGGACAACACCCCCTGTTCCGTTTCATCCGTCATGCGCTCAAGCATGGTCAGTTTATCGTCATAGGTCATGTTGTCCACCCTCCTTTCTCCGATTAAGCCCCAGCGCTACCGCCGCCAAAGTCCGCAGCGTTCGCCACAAAGACGGAACGGCTATAAGCGGGCTTCTCAAAGTCGGTGCTGATACCCGTGAACTTGCCGTGATACCACTCTGGGCCGTGGTCAAGGCCAATCTGCCCGAAAAGCTGATACTTCTCACCAGCGCCAGTCTTAGCCAGCGGCTCCAGGAAGAAGTTGCCCTTGCCGGGAACAGGCTGATGAACCGGGGCAATCACGTCCAGGTTCAGAAGCAGCGCCGTGCCAGCAGGCAGACACTCACCCAGATATAGGTAGACCACGCCGATAGGAGTAATCACACTGGACAGGGCAATACCGTTGACCTCACGGGCAGCGGGAACAACGGTCAGGCCGTTCTGAACAGCGTCAGCGTTAATCTGGAACAGCGTCACAGCGTCACACCACAGGCAAAGCCCGTCAGTCGGGGCGTTTGCGCCGTAAATCTTCTTCACCATGTCGGCAATGTCCCACAGACCCAGGGGCTTCTTACCCATAGCGGTTACGTTGGAAGTGATAGCCGGGACAAGGCCACGGGTCTTGTTGGCTTCGCTGTCCTTAGTGGCCTTGTTGAAAACACCGTTGATAAACGTGAACTCAATGTCACGGTTCACCTTCTGGATTTTCGCCGCCACCTGGAAGTCCAGTTCGTTCATGGGGTTCGCCTGCTGGTTCTCAATGTTGATACCGTTCAGAGTCCCCATATTGCTCTGCTTACCGTAGGAGATACCAACGGACTCATGGAAAATCTGGGTCACATTGGTTTTCTGCTCACGGGTCACCACAGAAGCGTCCGGGGCGGTCAGAGAAGCGGTTTCACTGATAGCGGGCTGTTCACCGTCACCGCCAGAAGTGTACTCCTGCCCGGTAACGAACTCTACATGGTTCGTGGTTTTCGCCTTGCTACCGATAATGGAAGAAAGCGGGGTACGCACGTTACCCTTGTTGAAAAGCATACCGCTATAATTCAGTACGCCAAAACTGGTTGCAACTACGTCAGCCATGATGATTTACCTCCTGTAAATTATTCGGTTCCCGTCTGGTCGGCTTCGTCCTGGGCTTGCAGACGGGTATAGTATGCGGCAGCGGCATAGTTCCCGCTTGCCTGCGCTTCGGCAATCTTCTTCGCATAATCCATACCGTCCGTATTCTCGGAACCCGCCGCAGGTCTGGGGGTTTTCCTCATATGGTCAGCCTGAATTTGCTTCTTCTGGACTTCCAGATACTTAGACTGGTTCGCCATCACAACGTCCATGTCACCGTCTACCATAGCGGTAGCGGTTTCCTCGGCAAGTTTCTCCTCGTAACCCATAGCAAGGAGTTTGGCCTTTCTCTCGGAGAGGGCAATAGACCGTTTCAGGTCGGTATTCTCCTGAACCAGTTTCTCATGCTCCTCCTTCTGGGTAGCGGCAGCGGCTTCCTCGCCAGTCTGCTTCTCCCGCAACTGCTTCTTGTAGCCCGCAGCTTCGGAATTGGCCTTAGACAGCGCCGCTTTCAGCCTGGTAACCTCCGCTGTGCTGGTGTCCGGGGGCGTAATATCCTTCAAGGCAGCTTCCACTTCTTCAAAAGTCATGCCCTCCTTGTAGGCTTCACCTAACAACTCTTTCAAATCCATCTTGAAGTCCTCCTTTTGCGTTTTCATTGTGGCGGTTCACTCCGCACTGTTTTCTGTTTTTCGGTCTTGTCTGACCTTGCGTGTTGTTAAGGCGGTTTCCCTACCGCCATGTAAAGCAGGAGCGGGTTGACTCCTACAATCCATCGGAAGGTTTTAACAGAACAAAGCAGCGGCAGTTGACATTATTTTCAGCGTTCTGGAATAATCCGGGGTAAGGAGCATGGTCACCATCAAAGGTGAAAAACTCCTCCTCTAACGGAACCGATACGCTTTCAAGGTAAGAATGGGTTTCCCGTACACGTTCATCCAGCATGGTTCCCCAAGTCTTTGTTACCCCAAAGTCCCCAGTGTCCACATACT